GAGGAATTAACACCGGGAATATATATAGGCAACTGTTTGGTCAATGCCGAGAAGTACGAGTGTCCCGTGAGTGTTATAAACACAACAGATAAGGCCGTCGAGATACTTACGCCTCACGTTACCGTTGAGGAAACGGAATCCGACACCTCGGCGGTAGTACATACAGTGCACACAAATAGAAATCAAAAGTCGACCGTCCCACGAGCCAAGCGAATCTGACAGCTACTGCGTACCGATCACCTAAATCACGAAGAGAAACAGGCAATTCAAAGGATATGCGAGGAATATCAGGACGTATTTTTTAATGAAGGAGAACCATTAACGTGTACCTCCACCGTGGTCCACGAAATAAACACGCGCGCCGACGCCGCGCCAGTAAACGTGAGACCGTATCGTCTACCCGAGAAACATAAGTTAGAGGTAAACCGGCAAATAAAAGAAATGCTACAAAGCAAAATAATTAAAACGAGCGTAAGCCAATGGAATGCGCCGTTATTAGTGGTACCAAAGAAGGTCGACGCATCCGGAAAAACAAAACTCCGCGTCGTCGTAGACTTCCGGAAATTAAACAACGTAACTATTGGCGATTCTTTCCCACTGCCTAATATCACCGAAATACTGGACCAGCTGGGAAGCGCCAAATATTTTACAACGTTAGACTTGGCGTCGGGATATCACCAAATCCCGATGGCCGAGCAAGATAAAGGGAAAACCGCATTTTCAACACCCTACGGGCACTACGAATTCAATAGAATGCCGTTCGGATTGAAAAATGCGCCCGCCACGTTCCAGCGTCTAATGAACTCAGTCCTAACAGGGATGCAAGGACTCAAATGTCTAGTTTATTTAGACGACATCGTAATCTACGGAGCGAGCCTTGAGGACCACAACAAAAGACTCGAAGAAGTATTGCAAAGACTTCGAGAGAATAAATTAAAATTGCAGCCGGATAAATGCGAGTTCTTACGGAAGGAAACAGTTTATCTAGGACACGTAATTTCAGAAAACGGGATATCACCGGATCCTTCGAAACTAGTAGCAATAAAGGATTTCCCTGAACCAAAAAGAGTGAAGGATATACAATCCTTCATAGGACTCGCCGGTTACTACAGAAAGTTTATTGAAGACTTTTCAAAAATAGCCAAGCCACTTACACGATTAACAAAAAAGACAGAGAAGTTTATATGGACCGCAGACCAGCAGGATGCCTTCGAAAAATTAAAAGAAAAATTAATGACGGCGCCAGTGCTAAGGTACCCAGACTTCACACAAGAATTCATCGTGACCACCGATGCCTCCGCCTATGCGCTAGGAGCAGTGTTGTCACAAGGTAAGGTGGGCGATGACCGGCCGATTGCTTACGCTAGCAGAGTGTTAACTCGGGCGGAGCAAAATTATAGCACAACGGAGAAAGAATTATTGGCAATCGTATGGGCCGTGAAATATTTTAGGCCATATGTATACGGCACAAAATTTAAAGTTGTGACTGATCATAAACCGCTAATATGGTTATTTAGCGTGAATGATCCCGGCTCTAGATTAATCCGATGGAGATTAAAATTAGAAGAGTATGATTATGAAATCATACACAAGGCCGGACGAGCAAATGCAAATGCTGACGCGCTAAGTCGCAACGTGAAACGCGACACCGGCGAAAGAGAAGAAGAGCGGAACATCCATACAATAAAAGAGGATACCGACAACTTAAAGATTCCAACAGAGGAAGAAAAAGTACAAATATTAAAAGAATATCATGATGCACCGATAGGAGGGCATCAAGGGATTGAAAGAACCCTAAGGCGAATACGCCTAAAATATAACTGGCCCGGAATAACCAAGGACGTCGAGGAGCACATAAAAAAGTGCGAATTATGCCAAAAAAATAAACTAACGCCGCGAACTAAAGCACCCTTAGTAATAACCGATACGCCTTCCAGATCTTTCGAGAAATGCGCATTAGATATATTAGGTCCATTGACGGTAACTACAAACGGTAATAAATACTTGCTAACATTTCAAGATAGTTTAACGAAATTCAGCAAGGCAATTCCGATACCAAACCAGGAAGCAAATACTATAAGTAAGGAATTCGTTACGAGAATAGTGCTAGAACACGGAATTCCAGAAAAAATTTTAACGGACCAAGGAACAAACTTCCTGAGCGAAATTTTCAAGAATACGTGCAAATTATTAAAAATTGACAAAATACAAACGACCGCCTATCATCCAGAGAGTAACGGTGCACTGGAAAGATCGCATCGCACTCTAGCCGAGTATCTGCGCCATTATATAAATAAGGATCAGACGGACTGGGATGAATGGGTACCGTATGCAATGTTCGCGTACAATACGACGCCGCACACCGCGACAGGGTACACACCCTTCGAACTGACGTACGGACATCAAGCCGAGTTACCGACCGCCCTAACTAGACCACCTAAACCAACATATAACTACGATGATTATGCGCAAGAATTAAAAGAAAGACTAAGGGCAACCACACAACTCGCTAGGGAACGCGTTAAGGAAGAAAAAGTCAAAGCAAAGCAGCAATATGACAAAAGGACCGGAGAAATAAAATACAAAATAGGCGAAAAGGTGTTATACACAATAATAGAGAAAAACTCTGAAGTGAATTATACAATAAAAAAGGGGAGGAAAACCTCGCGCATGCACATAAATAGATTAAAACCTTTTATAGAAGCGTAAGCGTATGAAAGCATGTATAAAAAATATTTTTTTCTCCCACACTTACTTAATCACGGGAGTGACCCGGAGTCCGCAAAGATCGCACAAAGGCCGCCAAACGGGCTGCGCGCCCTCGGCCAACTTGAGGCATTGATCCCGTCGGCAAGGAACCAGGCTCCCGGGTAGGCGCAGACCGAGCCAAACGGTAACCTCGACCCCGAGTTCCATAAATGGCCACGCCATTCACAAACGAAGGCCCCGGATTTAAAAGGGGTGGTACGGACTCGAAGGGTTCGGACAAATCTAGGCCTTCGGTGAGTTCATCCACAAGCGACGGAGCTGCCATCACCACATTATTTACTAAACGCACGGGCAGTTCCGGCACACGCACAATGTCCATCCTCGTAAAAGGTGGACGAAAATAATCACTCCGGGGGGGGAGCGACAACCCCTCATTTATAATACGCGCATACGTATAACACATCGTATCAAGAGGTAGACAACGACTAAAATGCGTAAAAGAAAAAAAAGGGGAGAGAGCGCGAAACGATAAACCGCGACAAGGCGGAAATAAGACACCTAATATTTTATTACAGACTGGTCATCTGCTGGGCAAGCAAAGCCTACATGATAAACGAAGAGGCAAGCTCTCCATACGACGTACAAGAATTCCAACACAATCCAGGAATATATTTCGAAAAAATAGGAAAACTACACCACGCAAAGGAAACCTGGAAGCTAGTGGTCAAACTAGACCTGACAAGCCTAACTACAAGGTACAACCAGATAATGCAATACTTGAAAAAAGCTAAGATAATGTGTGCTGAGAGTCAGACGCAAACATGCGGTAACATAGGACTCATAACACAGAGAGAAGAACAATACTTACAAAACATGATGACACAAATACGGACAATATACAAACCACCGACTAACAGACGTAGAGGACTGATAGACGGAATAGGTTCATTAGCGAAATCACTGTTCGGAACAATGGACGCAAAAGACGAGAAACTGATAAAAGAACAATTAGATTTACTGCAGAATAAGCAGCAAACCATACAACACGCGATCCAAAATCAACTCATGGTGTTAAATACCACGATCACGCACGTAGGAGACGCGGAAAATATAATAGAGCGAAACGAAAAACTGTTGCAGGACAAAATGATGAAGTATTTAACTCGCGAAGAACTCAACGAGCAAAGTATAACACATATAGCGATACTATCCGACCTTATTCGCGATGCGGAAAATATAATAGAGTACCTAACGTATATTCGCCAAGGGGCAATGCACCCCAAACTAATGCCGATAGATAACATTATTCACCAATTAAAAGAAGCGACGCAACAAATACCGCAGGGACTATATTTCCCATTCAAAGTCCACCGCGAAGACTGGCTAGATATAGAAAGACACACGCAAATAACCGCGTTTAGCGATAAAACTACTATTTATACAATATTGCGCTTTCCGCTGATTGCACAGCCGAATTACGATTTAATTAACGTAATCGCGCTACCGGTACACGACTACAGCAATATTTTCACCACTAGGGAAATAGAGAACGAAATAATAGCCGTAGATAGAGAAAAATTAACGTACCTAAAAATGACTAAACGAGAATTAGAAAAATGCGTCAGAGATGATACACAGTATATGTGCCGAAATTCAATGCCGACATACCGCGTGAACACAAACGCACCATGCGAGGTGCAAATGTACACGCAACAGCGGAATTATCACCATTGCCCTAGAAAACACATAGTTACCAATAACGGATTTTGGATCACGCTGGATCACCCCTACTCATGGTTATACTCGTTCGCCGCTGACCTACAGATAACTATAGAATGCGACGGACGACACGAACAGAAACTAACCGTAAGAAACACGGGCAAAATATCGCTAAAGAATAAATGTAAACTGACAACACGGGATATGATAGTACAATCAAAGGAAATAATATTCGAAACAAATATTGAAACTTATTTACCAGAATTAAACATAACACTTTTACGCGATCAAAAAATAATAACAAACGACAATAACACTTTACAAAGCCTATCATCACACGGGATAAAACTAAATAGACTGCAAGCAAAACTAGAAGAAATAAATAGTAGCATTGAGGAAAAAAACCAAAACTTCTTTTCTCAAAAACAGTTTATATATCCCATGACATCAAGTGGAATTATTACAATCATTATAATAATTCTCATAGTATATATAATTTCACAGCGGAAAAATAGAAGGAAAGACGCCAGACGTCCAATATTCACGATAGATAGTGAACCGAGCGAATATCCAAAATCCATATTGAAACGAAGCAAAAGCTTGAGATATTAGAGTACGAGTACAAACGATAGTATGTAAATTAGCGTAAGTAAAACGATTATAATACAACCATGTAATCGGGACAAAAACTATAATTGTATAATAAGAATTATGTAACAAAAAAATTTGGATGTAAGAAAACTCCGTACCTCCGTTTTCTTTTTATAACGGGGGAGGGATGTTATAGCCCGAATGGCTATAACCAGCTATTTAAATTTATTTTATATTAAAGATATAATACTTAAGTAAGTAGATCGCATGACGACCGCGATCTACTT